ACACCAGTTTTAATTCATGCCTGAGTGAGTCATACTGACGTGTTGATCTCATAATGTCAGCGTAGTCAAGAACAATCAAAGAAGGCACGAAATCTTTCATAGAGAGCTTTTCAATATGATTTCTAATTGTTACAATGCTTGCAGAACCCGTTGGATATTGCTTTATGATCAATCTTCCGTAATCATTGTTGTCATAATGTTCAAGAACTTTTTCCTTATTGTCAATTATATCTGAAGAGTCTATGCCTGTTAAATTACTATCATATCTAATTCCAACAGCAGTTTCTGAAAGTTCGAACGTGTAGTGAATTACATTTTTTCCTCTTCGAATCGATTCAGCGCCCATTTGAACAAGCCAGTGAGATTTTCCTACACCCGTAGGAGCAACAATGACGCCAATCTCACCTCTAGATAAACCGCCGTTGAAAACATCTTTTGCGTCCAGATGAGATAATCCAGTCGGACAGCAGATTCTGTTAATTTTTGCAAATCTTGCTTCATGATCTTCGAAGAATATATGACCAACAGAAGATCCTGATCCTTTGGATACTGCATCTTTCATGATATTTAAAACTTCTTCATAGTTTTCACTTTGAATAGCCTTTACGCTAGCTTCAAGCGCTTGTTGCAAAACTTGCTTTTTGCAGAAATCAAGAGTTTTTTCTTTTATGTATTCTAGATCACCTAAGTTTGGAGAAGATTTTACTCTTGACAAGAATTCAATTACTTGTCCTTTAAGAATTATATCGTCTCCTTCTGTTAGTTCATCTTTAATAATTGAAACAAGAAGGCTTAGTGTAGGAAAGCTTTTGTATTTTAAGTAAAATCCAAAAAATCTATCACAAAGGTACTGGAGATACTTCATTTCAAAGTACTCGTGGGTCATAACCTCGACCATCTGAGTAGCCCATTGCGGGTCTTTTAAAAGTGATTGAAATATTTTTTCTTGAAAGTCTTTTCCATACTTAGAAAAGTGATTTTCGTAACTCATTTAATAGTGCCTTTTTTTAAATTTCGTAGAAGATAGTTCCACCTTAAAGGATCAATTGTCTTTATAGTTGACGCCTTTAAGATTTTTTGCATATTCATATTATTCCATGCAGGGATGAAATTTTCAATATCACTTTCAATTTTTTGTATATGTGTTAAAGAAAGATTATTTGTATCAAGTAATACAAGTTTGTTGTTTCTTCTAATCATGCTTTCGTTATTCACAATATTTTCAAATATTTTCGGGCCTTTTGGGCGCGCCATTGATTTTGCATCTACTATCATATCGTAGAGCATATATTCGTTGGACTCTGTTAGCTTCTGGAACCTTTTAGAAAGACTCTTATATCCTACACCTTTCACACCCGGAATGTTGTCTGAAGGATCTCCTGTTATGCTTTTTGCTAAGCAGAAATTGTTAGGATGAATTCCAAATCTTTCGATTACTTTTTCTTTATCAACAAATGCTTTTAATGTAGGCGACCATATTATTGTCTTTTCATTGACAAGTTGATAAAAGTCATGATCTGATGAGATGATAATTTTATTCTTTTCTTTTAAAAGATATTTTGACAGATAACCTATCGCGTCGTCAGCTTCTGCGCCTGAAATGTATGTCTGGCATACCGGAACACAGCTTAGAATAGCAATCAATGTTTTTAACTGATAGCTTCTGTTTTCGTAAGTTGAAGGAATATCATCTTCATAGTATCTGTTTAGCTTTTGAGGCCTTGATCCTTTCTTGTAGTCCTTGAACAAGCCTCTTTTCTTATCAGAGCCTCCGCCTTCCCAAATAACAATTACGCTCTCTGGTTTACACTTTTCTACAAGATACATCATTGCATTAAAAAAACCAGATACTCCGCCTACATGATCTCCGTTTTCAGACATTGCAGGATTTGCAATAAAGTGTCTTGTAAAAAGATTCAATCCGTCTATCAGCAGGACTCTGTCTTTATGCATCTATATCTATGTCAAGATCCATATCAAGTTCTTGTGCTAAAGCTTGAACTTCTTCATAAGATTCTGCATCTATTTCTACATCTTCTATAGAACCCAGCTTTTTAGACATAGCTGATTCTGTTAAAATGTCTACAGCTTCTGTCCACTCTGGATCGCTTATAACATCTTTAAATCCAGATTTATAAAATTTCTTTTCTGCAATAACTTCACCTGTACTTGTACTAATCATTGTTATTGACTTCCAAGCGCCACCTCCGGAAAGTGTGTATGCAATATTTCCATCTTCGCTGATCACATCGTTGTCTTTGCAGTGTTTTCTAAGTAAGTCAAATAGTTCTTCATGTTCTACGATGCCTTTGCCAAAATGAATTTGAAAGTCAACTTTTCTAAATGGAGGCGCGACTTTATTTTTAATAGTCTTTGCCCATACTTGGATGCCTATTACATCATCGCCTTCTTTGATTTGCTGGCCTGCACCGAGCCTGATTCTAATTGAAGAATGAAAAGGAATTGCTTTTCCGCCAGGTGTAGTAGTTGGATCTCCATACATTACGCCGATTTTTGTTCTAACTTGATTTAAGATTACAAAAAGACTGTTTGTTTGTCCAATGATACCTGTTATCTTTCTCATTCCCTTAGAAATTGCTCGAGCTTGAAGTCCTATTGATTCTTTATCATAATCACCAAGCAGTTCTGCTTTTGGCGAAGAAGCAGCAACAGAATCCCAAATCACAGTAACAGGAACGTCTTTGTCCAATGCCTTTGCTTTGAGAATTGTTTTTTCAGCAATTGACAATACTTCTTCTGTGCAATGAGTATCAACATAAACAAATCGTGTAGATACGTCACAGCCTAACATCTGAAGATTTTCAACTGACGTAGCATTCTCAGTATCAATATATACTACAATTCCGCCCATTGCTTGGGTTGAACGTGCGATTTGGGTAGCTATATGAGATTTTCCGATAGACGGAGGCCCGAATATTTCAACAATTCTTCCTTCTGGAAGACCTCCATTTTTTCTGTTTGCGCAAATCCAGTCAAGCATTTTCGAGCCTGTACTAATCCATCGCTTTACGTGTGTAGGGCTTTCATCTTCAGAAAGATTGTAAGCAACTCTTGACCCGTGTTCTTTATTTAATGACTTAATCAAGTCTTTGGTGAAAGTATCTTTTTGCATGATGATCCTTGTTAAATTTTATATTTAATACTATCTTAAGTTTCTTACTATTACAAAAATGGCGGCACAAAGTGCCGCCAAAAATGAACTAACTTGTTTAAACTATTCCATCAAGTCTGCAAATGCATCATCGAGACTACCAAAACTGTCACTCTTCTCAGTCTTTTTTGTAGCAGTATTAGAAGTTTTCTTTGCTGCTGTCACAGGATGCTCTGTTCCTTCACTTGCAACTGTTTCTTCATCTCCGTTAATCCATGTTTCAAGAATACCGGAAATATCGTCATAAGACTTAAGTGTGTAGAGATCTTCTACTTTGGGAATGTTTGCTAACCACTCAGCTGACTTTTTTGACTCTGTAGAGAGTTTAGTAGTCTTGCCGCGAGGTGTAACATCAGTCATAGCATACTTTTTACCTGGTGGCTTGGAACAAATAACTTTGATATCACGACCTTCTAGAGGATCTGTAATATCGCCATAGTCTTCGTCAAGCATGAGAGAAAGAAGCTTCTGATAAACGGTCTTGCCAAAACCCCAGATCTTGACGCCTTCGTCTTCTTCTCCGCGAACAATAACAGCTGCATAGGTTCTCATATTAGGATAAAGATTCTTTGCCATGCTGTAAGACTCCGGAGAGCCTTCTTCACGTAGCTTTGTAATCAATTCTTGAACTGGGTCTTTTTGACCGAACTGAAAAGGTGAAACCATTCCACGAGATCCTGGAATATTATAGTACCACTGGACTTCCTTGAATGGTTGTCCATCGTTATCTGGGAACGAAATTAGTCGTATCGTGTGTTCCTCACCTTCAACTGGTTTCCAGGTTGAGTTTCTGTTTGTGTTTGCGCCGCTTAGCCGCTCTAGTTTACGTTTGATTGCGTCGAAGTCAATTGCCATTTTTATCTCCCTTAAGTGTTAATGTGCAACGTTTAATATGCAACGTTTAATTGCTTAAGCATTATACAAAAGGAGATGTTTGTTTACAACATTATTTTTAATAATTTTATTATAGCAGTTTCTGTTATCGTTATGACCATTTACTTACTTGCTGTATTCAAGCAACTACTTTCCGCCGAAGCTTTTCTTAGAATACTTTTTAAATGCAGTCTGTTGTTTCTTGCTGTATGGCCACGCTGCACCACCTGAATTTGCACTTGTGTTTCCTTTCGGACCCTTTGTAGACATTCCTAAGGGAAGTGAAACACCTCCAGCACCACCTGCTCCAGAGAATTCATTTATGTCTTCTTCATCTAATTCTGAACCTATGTCTTCATCTAATTCTGAATCTATGTCTTCTATCAGGTAGCGTAGTGACTGGCTGTCTAGACTTTCGCTAAACACCCCTTTGTCGCTCGGGTCTTTAAAAAATAATTTTCTAAAAAATTCACTGCCTTGAGGTTCTGTTGATGATGTACTGCCTAGTTCTTCTTCTGGACTCACTGAAGTCTCTGAATACTCTTCACCTTCGGGTTTTTCAGTGGATGCTTCTTCGTATTCTCTAGTATGTGTGTCGACAAAATTCTGATCTTGTAAATTTCTAATTTTTTGTATTAGTATATTTTGCATTTTTGCGCCGACAAAAAGTGACCTAAAGATTCTTAAAATTTGAGTATGAATGAAAAAGTGTTTTGCTAATCCTGAGAAGGGTCCCTCGCCTACTCTCAACATAAAAATAATTAACTTCAAAGCTTTAGAATTTGGATCAGTGTCTCGCTTGAGCCATCTTTCAAATTCAACATCTGTGTCAGTGAAGTCATCATTTTCAAGAGTGTCTTGCTCAAGATTTTCAACAAACTTTTGAATTAAAAGTTGTGTAGCGCTGCCTGCAGCGCCTGCTGCTAAAATCTCTACAGTTTTGGCCACAGCATCGACGACGACTGCGCCTAAAGCGCCGGTGGGCAAGAAGGAGGCCGCAAGTCCGGCTATGTAATTTGCAGGAAGAAGTTCTATTAGTGCCTTTACCAAGTCGCCAATATCAATGTACATGTCAGCTTGTATTTTTTCTATTTCTTTAATTCCTGAAGAAAATATATTTATATATTTTCTTCTGTCAGAAATCATCTCTTGATTTGTTAAGACTTCTATTTCTTTTTTAAACTTTTCATCTAAATCTAAAATTAAATCTGATGAATTGCTTAAACTCCTTATATTACTAATAATTTTAGCAATTATAAATGCATCACTCAAGGGTCCTGGTATTAAGTTCACAAGTGAAGATATACCATCTGCGCCAAGTTCTAATCCAATTTCTGCTGCTGTTCTTTCTGTTCTTGCTAGCTCGGCTGGGTCTGCGAGCATTAAATCGACTGCTCGATTTGACTCATTTTCGTCCGGTTCTGCGTCTAGTAGACCTATACGTTGCTCTGATAATAGAGGCAAATTAGACAATTTATATCTTGAATTTTCAACAACGTAATCTTCATCCAGCACTTCGTCAGGGCAGTATCCAGTTGCCCAGTCTTCACCATCACAGTCTTTGTCAGATTCAGCAGCATGTCTTGCGTCAAAGTAATCTATTGGCATAGTACGCTGTGTACGCCTAG